CAAAATGGGTGGAGGATTAATGCAACTCGTAGCTTACGGCGCACAGGACGTTTACCTTACTGGTAATCCGCAAATTACTTTCTTTAAAGTGGTCTACCGCAGACACACTAACTTCTCGATGGAGTCTATAGAGCAGACGTGGAATGGTTCTTCGAGGACTGATGGTCGCTGCACGGCAACGATTTCTCGCAATGGTGACCTTGTTCACAGAATGTATTTAGAAATTGAAGGAACCACCGGTATGTCTACTGAGACAGGCAATCTTGCTGGAAAATGTTTTAATCCTGGTTCGGCTTGGATTACTGATGTTGAGATTGAAATTGGTGGTCAGAAAATTGATAAACATAGTGGTAAATTCTTAGAGGTTTGGGCTGAGTTAACTGAGAGAAACCCTAATGGTATGGTTAGTTCTGGACATAGAAAGGGTGCCAATGGTATGGGTACTTTGTTCCAGAATATGGCTGGTATGGGTGGTCAACTTGGTGGTTATACCGAGGCCGCCGCCGATATGAATGGCGAAACGTTACTCCGCCACATGCATATCCCACTTAGATTCTGGTTCTGCAAAAACCCAGGTCTTGCTCTCCCGCTTATTGCCCTCCAGTACCACGAGGTCAAGGTTAATTTGAACCACAGAATTGCCACTCTATTCAACCAGGGTGTCGAAGCTAATAAACTATGGGTTGACTATATCTATCTTGATACAGATGAACGCAGACGTTTCGCACAGGTTTCGCACGAATACCTTATCGAACAGGTCCAGGAACGTAGACTCCAAACACCAGCTGGTGATCACGAACTAAACTTTAATCATCCGGTTAAAGAATTGATTTGGGCAGGTAACGACGAAGATAAGCCCGCCCCGGCCGCCAACGGCGGTGTTGGGTTGTGTGGTACTAGTATTAGAAATGTTACTACCAACGCGGACTGCACGTTTCATTTAAAACTAAATGGTCACGACCGCTTTTCTCCTCGTGAGTCTACATATTTCTCGCGTCTCCAGGTTAACGAATACCATTCGGGCTATGGTGGTCTTAATGTGGATGGCACGAACAACGCCAGGCAGGTGTCTAATGGTGGTGGTTGTCTTAATGGTATTTGCGTGTATTCCTTTGCTCTTAAGCCGGAGGAACACCAGCCATCTGGCACATGCAACTTCTCGAGAATTGATAGTGCTCACCTAGTTTCAAGTGATGATTTACTGGCTAATGTTGATTGCTATGCTATTAACTACAACGTCCTCCGTATCATGAGTGGTATGGGTGGTCTCGCATACTCCAACTAAACTTATAGTTTTTATTTTTTCCTTTTAATTTAATTTAAATAATATTATATAAACAAATTATATAATATGAAATCTAGTGAAAATCTTAATAATAAATTACGTAAAAATATTAATGGTTCATTTATACAATCCGCATCTAATAATAATGATTTATATATTGTTGGTAATCCACAGATAAGTTTTTTTAAAGTTGTATATAGACGCCATACTAATTTTACAATAGATACAGTAAAACAATTTATTACTGGATACTTTGAATTACATCCAACAAATAATACTAAATGTAATGTAGTTATATCCAGAGATGGAGACCTTCTAAAAAATGTATATGTAGTATCACATGATAGTAATATAACAAATGGATCAAAAATAATAAATACAGTAGAATTAGAAATAGGTGGAAAAATTATATGTAAAAAAACACAAGAATGGATGGATATAGAAAACGAATTAACTACACCTGGCTCTAAATTAAGGGGATTTAAATCTATGCTTAACAATGTAGGTAATACTTTAAATGAAACATTATTTCCGAATACTATAGAAACAACACAAATACCTTTAAATTTCTGGTTCTGTAAAAGTCCAGGACAGGCTCTACCACTAATAGCAATACAAACACAGTCAGTTGTTTTAAATTTTACTTGGGGTATAGGTAATGATGTTGGAACAAATGCTTCTTTGGAAGTACATGCTGATTATATACATTTAGATGTAGATGAAAAAAGGCGATTTTCAACTATATCACACGAATATCTTATAGAACAAGTACAAGTTCAACAGGCAAGTAATAAGACTTCAACTATACTAAATTTCTTTCAACCTGTTAAAGAAATTATTTGGACCAGTAATCTAGTTAATGCCTATGGTAGTGCCAAACTAACATTTGATGATGAAGATAGATTTTCTAGCCAACCAGAAGAATATTTTCAGTTAAGACAGACCTATGACTATCATACTACTATACCATTCCAGAATATAACAACAACTCCATTAGACACAGAAAATAACACATCTATTATAAGTAATACACTATCATCACAACTTATATTTGCACATAATGATTTATCTAAAACAGTAAATGACGATGTTGGAGCTTCTAATTCTACGCCCACCGAGGGAATTCCATTAAATGATACAGCTGGCCGTGATACATTTTCAATAGGTAGAGTAATAAATATAAATGATGAACCGAAAAGATATAAACAAGTTTTACCAACTAATGAAAATAATGAAAATAAACCAGATTATTATTTTTTTTCAGCAGATGAGAAGCATAAGTTTAATGAATTATCTATAGGAGATACATTACTATTTACTGTTTTTGGAAAACAAACTTTAGGTAATCGACTATCTTATGACGGTGCGAATTACACCTCGACCAGTACAACTAAAAGTATTAATATTATATCAAAAATTATAGATATAGATAAAGGTGTTGAATCACCAAATATAACAGAGCATGAAGCAAAAATTAAAGAAGGTGTTGCTATTGGATTTAGACTATCGGTACCAATATATAATAAAATTAATAATAATAATCCAAATGAGGCTAATACTCATTTTGGTATAAATAAAGGTACTGATATTCCCACAATGAGACAATCAGCAGGTCTTATAAATATTTCATCTATCTATAAACTAGACACAGACGGTTATAATGTCACTAAATTATCAAAAAAAATTAATTGCTATTCGTTTTCTCTTAAACCAGAAGATCCAATGCCTTCTGGAGCATGTAATTTTTCGAATATAAAAACGGTTAAATTAGTTACAGATTCTCCTCTTACAAATGCCGATAATATATATGCAATTAATTACAATGTATTACGTGTTATAAGTGGTAAATGTGATACGGTATTTTAAACGTAAATATTATTTATAATATCGTCAAAATTTAGTATTTTAGTCATAAATAATAGTATGTCCTTGTCTATTAGTATAGCTGGAGACCAATTTTTTAAAAGTGTTTCATTATGATAAACAACTTTACTACTATAATAAGATATTAGTAAATTTAAATTAGAAATAGAAGTAGATATGTTAGAAAGCATCCATATTGGAGGATTAAATGGATAATCATGTGGTATGTTAAGAACAAAGGATAATTTAAGTGTATCATCTAAATAATCATTAATTTTATTATTTATTTCTGGGGGAAGATTTTCAAAATAATAGCCATCATGTTTATAACAAAACTCTACTTCAACTACTATTCTATTACTATCCTGTTTACCTGATACATTCGTAATATATTTTTTGAAGTCTTTAGGAATACCAATATTTTCTTGTAATTTATCAGTGATAGCGGAATCTATTCTTCTTTGAACTGTGGGGTGTATCATCCTGGATCTTTGTTTGTTTAATTAATTAATTAACTTATTTTATATCAATTTTTATTTATTAGTGTTTTAAAAAACTCATAAAAAAATACCCATAATATTCCTAAATGTAGTATATCTAATTTATAAGTTACCAATATAAGAGCGGTATAATTTAACAAATAGAAGAAGATAGCGGTGTGTTTTTTTTTGAAATTAGGGAATATTTTTGTAATATATAGGTGTAGCGCCCATTCATCTTTGCTATTATCTGAAACATTATTTTCTATTATTGAAAGCCAGCATTTATCTTTAAAAAATATCCACCCAGCATAGATAAATATGAGCCAATATAGGTATAATTTTAGTATAAATATATTATTAGAAACGAAGGGTATTATTACAGATAGAAATGCAATAGTATGTATTACTGCTAAAATAGTCGATAAAAAATTGTTATACATATTATATGTATATAAAAAATATAAGTCCTATGAATTTTTATCATATTTCAAATTCATTCAAAAATATAATTAATGGTAGATTAATCTATTTATCAGATAATACAGATTATCAAATAAATCAAATAAAAGGTCTTAATTTCCTACTAAAGGCATTTGGTAATTATGGGGACAATTCATCTATGTTTGTATTTAATAATAAAACTAAACTTAAGTTGCTTAAAATAGACGATGAATTAATTCTAAATATCCTACAAATGAAATTAAGTAACCAGAAACTTATCTATTTTCTTAAAAAAAATAAACTAAATGGGTTTTTTACTGAAAAAAGTTTTAAAAACATTACTTCTAATGTCTATCTAATATTAATAGATGAAACTACGCCATTTGATGTTAAGAAGATAGACACACCTAAAATTAATATATCTTATTCTATTACAGTTTATTATATATTCTTAATATGTTTGATGTTTTTTAATTTCATATTCGATAAAAGTGTAAAGAATATAACAAATAATATAAAAAAAAATGAATTAACTGATTTAGTTGAATTTAAACAGTTATATAACAACAAACAACAAATTAAAAAGAAAGGTAGTCTTAGAATAGCAACATATAACATTCATTATTTTAGGGATACCTCAGATAATGTAACACTGGATAGACTTTCAGATTACATTAAAACAAAGGATATAGATGTTTTATGTTTACAGGAAGTAGTAGTACCAAGAAAAATGGTAGAAGGGGTCTATTTATATAATTATGAAACAGTAAAGAAAACATTTACTAAAATAGGATATAGCTATTTTATATTTGATAAGAAATCATTTCTGTTTGTTGCATCCAAAATAAAATTAGAAAATAAACAGGTATTAGATCTTAAATATAATAGGAAGGCATTACTATTTGATATAAAATTAAATGAAACGATTACTGTTGTAAACACGCATTTATTTACAGATACATATAAATTTAAAAATAACAACCAGAAAGAAGAAGATATTAGATTTAAACAAGTCAAAAGAATACTTAATAATGTTCATAATAACAAATCGATTATATTAGGTGATTTTAATTCATTAACATCAAGCGATTATACTGATACCGAAATGAGGTATATGAAAAATTATGAATATATTCATACTCCAGAGGATAACAAAGTAGTAGAAATAATAAAACAAAATTATAAAGATAGTCATGAACTAAATAATACTAATAAGTACACACATATTCATAAAAGAAGGGTAGATTATATATTTTATAAAGGGGTTGACGTAAAACAGTATTATAACTATTCTAATTTTGACCTAAGTGATCATTCTATGATAATAGTAGATTTATAATTTATTCATGTGCAACAACCTCAGAGGTGTGGTGGTCATCTTCATGGTGATCATTATGACTCTGACGAGCGTGTTGATTGTCGCACATGAGTGGTCCGCCATGGACACCCGTAACATCAACAGCCTGTTGAGAATCATCACCAACACTAACATTTAGAGAAACATATTCCCCTTCCTTTAGTGTTCGGTATTGACTATGCTGGGTTTTAATGTGAGACTGATGAACAAACACATCAACTTCTTGGGACTTTTCATTATCCCATGTTGTAATAAATCCATATCCAAGTTTGGATCTAAACCATTTCACCCTTCCCACTTGAGTTCCATAAGAATCGGTAAAAACAGGGACGTTCGAGACAGGAGTTTCCATTATAATTATAATAGTTAGTATAACTTTAAATATAAATATAAATTTGTCTATTATTAATTAATAAGTTGAAAAAATAAAATAAAAAAATAAAGTTGTAATATGAATAATTTATTTATTTTACTATTTTTTGTAGTTTTAATTATAATTTATAGTCAATATATTTTTATAAATAGCCCCAATAATAATTATGAGATTCTACAAGGTAATAATCCGATTAAAGATGAATACGAGACAGTTTTAATGAATAAATCAGTTGCAGTATTTACAAACATTTTTACCGATTTGGATAGTAATAAATTAAACAGAACAAATAATGAAAACAAGAATATTCTTCATGATTATTTTAAATACTATCATATACCAATTTCATTTACGTATAATTTTAAAATAGAAAGTGAAGAAGAAGATTCATATAAACCGATTGTTCAAGTAAAAAGTTATAGGTTTTTAAAGGTAAATTTAAAGGGTATGAAAAAAATTATAATATTTAATCCATTACAGGAACCGAACTTATATATACATAATGGTTATAGTAATCTGGATTTTTGGGATAAGGATAAATCATCTGTACCAAACTTTTACAAGTTGAAATATATTGAAGTTATACTAAAGGAGAAACAAATGATTTATATACCATATGGGTGGTGGTATTCTGAATATAATCTTTCAGATACCTTTTCAGTTTCAAGTAATTCTGAATCATTATTTTCATATTTATTAAAAAAATAATTTGATTATTTAAAGTTTTAGTATATAAATTATTCTATAATGGGTTTTCAAATTATTGTCGCTTGCTGCAATAAAAATGGTATTGGTAAAGGTAATACTATCCCTTGGTATCTTAGTGGAGAACTTGTCTATTTTAAAAAGATCACCACACATACTACTACAACTATTTATAAAAATGTAGTTGTTATGGGTAGAAAAACTTGGGAATCTATTCCTGAAAAACATAGACCTCTAAGTGATCGTATTAATATTGTTCTAACAAGAAATCAAGATTATAAAGTTCCTGATGGTGTATTTACTTGTAATTCTCTTGAAGAGGTGGATACTCTTATTAATTCTATAGATAATAGTAGTAAAACAAATGTGTTTTTAATTGGTGGTGGGTCTCTTTATAAAGAATGTTTGGATAAAGAAATGTGTGATAAAATATTTATGACTAAAGTTTATAAAAAATATGAGTGTGATGTATTTTTTCCTAAAATCCCAGAAGATTTTGTTCTAAATACTGTATCTGATTTTTGTGAAGAAAAGGATATTTATTATCGTAAATTTGTTTATGATAAAAATGGTTCTAAAAAATGGAAAAATCAGGAAGAACAACAATATATGTGTAGTCTAAATAATATTATCAAACTGGGTTATAAAAATATAGATAGGACTGGTATTGGAACCTTATCACAATTTGGATTAACTTTTAAATATGATATTAGTAAAACGTTCCCTCTCCTTACTACTAAAAGGATGTGGGTAAGAGCTATTTTTGAGGAACTTAAATTTTATCTAAGTGGTAAAACAGATAATCAGATTCTAAATGATAAAGGTATTACAATTTGGAAGGGAAATACAACCCGAGAGTTTTTAGATTCAAGAGGTCTATCTCATTATCCAGAAAATGATATGGGTGAGTCATATGGATTTAATTTTAGGCACTATGGTGCAGAATACAAAACATGTAAAGAAGATTATACTGGAAAGGGATTTGACCAGTTAGAATATGTTATTGATCTAATTAAAAATAACCCTTCCAGTAGAAGAATTATTATTGACCTGTGGAATGGTTCTACACTCGCTAATGCGGCACTACCACCTTGTCTATGTAAATATCAGTTCTATGTAAATAGTACGGATAAGAAGTTGGATTTGATGATATATCTTAGAAGTTCCGATTTCTTTCTGGCTAATAACTGGAATGTTTGTACTGGTGCTTTTCTGGTTTATATGATTTGTAATCTAGAAGGTATTAACTATACACCAGGGATGTTGACGGTTGTAACAGGAGATACCCATATTTATACTTCACATATTAAACATGTAGAAGAAAATCTTAAAAGAGAACCACGCCCATATCCTATGCTAAAGGTTAATAAAAAACGTAATAATATTATGGATTTTGAATTTGAAGATTTCGAGGTTATTGGTTATGAACCATATCCAAATATCAAAGCTGAAATGGCTGTATAAAAATATTTTATTAATATAATGCTTTTACTAAAACCATTTATTTCTTTTGCTCTGGGATTTTATGTTGGTCTTGCTGCAGCAGAAAAAGCTGCATTAGAAAGATCTAAATCTGAATTAAAAGAGAAGCAATCAGTATAAATATATAATCATATAATAATGAGTCTATTAAAACCTATTCTTACATTTACTATTGGATACTACCTACTTAACTATTACAAAAAATACAAGGAAAGTATAAAGGATATTAGGTTAATCGGAGAAGATTTATACAATTTAACAGAACGTAACAAAGAATTTATGTTGTTACTAATCGTATCTATTAGTTCATATTTTATTTAATTTTTATGTTGTATTATATTATAATGTCCGTCCACAGATATAAAGCGAATGCTGTAATAAATAATGATTACGAAAAAATAGAAAAAATGTTTACTAAGGAATTAAGTAATTTAAGTTTAACAACTTTAGTTGATATAATCCCACCTCTTATTAAATGTGTTGAAAAATACAAAGCATTAAATGGTTCAGAAAAAAAAGAATTAGTTTTAGAATTATTGATGCGGTTTATTGATAAAACCGATGGATTTGGTGATGATGCAATTGTTGATCCTATCCTAAAAAGTATAGCACCTTCTATAATAGATAATCTTATAAAGGTTGATAAGAAAAATATTGTGCTAAAGAAGAAAGGAAAATGTTTCCTTTTTAAAATTTTATGTTAATTTATTTATTTAATTTATTTAATTTGAGTTATGGACAAGTTGTGACCTTCCTGATGGGTCATAACTTACACCATCCCATTCCGTTTTAGGAATCCACCTTGGAACAATACTACCTTTGTTTGGAAACAGTTCTTCAAAGATTTTTCGGTAGTACCCCTCTTCTTTATTTTTAACTCCATACTTCTTTTGTAGGGAAGCGAATTCTACATCTGACACAGAACTATTACAGTGTTCAACAAGAGTATCGAGCCAATTATAACCAACCCCGTCGGTAAATTGTTCTTTCTGTCTCCATAGAATATCATCCGGAAGATAGTCTTTATCAAAAGCAGCCCTTAGAATATATTTCTCAATCTTTTTACATTTAAGTTCTGGATGAATCGTAATACATTTAGAAATAACTTTCTTATCCAAAAAGGGAACCCTTGCCTCTATTCCCCATGACATAGTAGATTTATTTGCACGAAGACAGTCGAAATGATGCAATTCATCTACACGTTTAACACATTCGCTATGGAATTCATCATTATTTGGTGCCTGGTGAAAATACAAATATCCCCCAAAAATCTCATCAGCTCCTTCACCAGAAAGAACCATTTTAACACCATATGATTTAATTTTTCTAGACATTAGAAACATAGGTGTACTAGCACGAATAGTTGTAACATCAAACGTTTCCAAATGGTAAATCAAATCTTTAATAGAATCCAACCCATCTTGTACCGTAAAACTCAATTCATGATGTTCGGATTTTAGATAATCTGCAACTTTACGAGCAGCAAGAATATCGGGTGAATTTTTTAGACCGATAGAAAATGTATGTAGTTTCCCACAAAACGAATTCTCTTTTGCTTTAATGCTTTTATTGGCAATAGACGCAATAAGACTTGAATCAAGACCTCCACTAAGAAGAACTCCAAAAGGAACATCTGACATTAGACGTTTTTCAACTGCTTCAATCAGAGAAGTTCTGATAGTATCTTTGATTTTTTCTTCGTCCATATCTTGTGAGTATTTAGAAGTTTTCCATTCTGGTGTATAATAAATACCTGATTCAACCTGTTCCCATTTAGTAGTAAAATCATAACACAAATAAGACCCAGGGTTAACTACTTCTGCCTTCTCTACATCATGAAAACATTTTAGTTCTGAAGCAATCGTAAAAGAACCAGAGGAATCAAGTCCATGGTAGAGTGGGATAATACCAATCGGATCTCTTGCGACAATAACTTTTTTATTTTCAATATCATACAGAATAAATGAAAAAATACCATCTAACATTTTAATAAAATTAATACCAAATTCTTTATAGAGATAAATAATTACCTCACAATCACTTTCGGTATTACCTTTATACTTATCACCCAAAACTTCACTAAGTAGTGTTTTATAGTTATAGATTTCTCCATTAACAGATAGAATATAATTACCACACTCTGAAATAATTGGTTGTGATCCATTATCAACACCAATAATAGAAAGTCGTTCATGACAAATTGCAATTTTTTCATCAGGAGAATAGTACATCCCATTCCAATCTGGACCACGATGACGCATCAATTTACTTTTATTAAGGTAATACTCACGTTCTCGAATGTCACCAAGAACACCTAGAATGCCACACATTATAAATGTATTGATTAATTCATTCTTAAGTATGTTTTAATTAAACTTTTGAATCTAAATCTTCTATTGTAAGAATGGTTGTGTTTGTAGGGACATCTGTAAAAAAAAAGAAAGCATAGGTATTCCTGTAATTGTTTTTTTCAATAATGTCCTTTTT